GCATTTTTGTTCTCCACTGGATCAATGCACGAAATATATACAAAAGAACCCAATGTCCTACTTGAAGAAACCATATTGTCCATGAAACTAGTATCAAAAGGGTACAACGTCGTCGGACCATCAGTTCAAACCGTAAAACACATGAACAGCCACCCATTTATGCACTCAGAAGAAGGTGCAAGTAACCAAATGTGTGACGAATACAAGCAAATGTTGAAACAATACCCTAGAAGAATTGCAAGAATAGATTTTGGGCATATGGATCTGAACAACAACGACAATGAATCCGTTAAAAACGAAATACTAGGAATCAGCACAAAAAACAATTTCCTATTCAACGAAATGACATTCAGTGAATACCTCCAAATATGCTCACTAGAAGCGGTATGACCCCAAACGCGCATCTCTAAAAAACCTCTGACCGCCGCGCGAAATTTTTAAAAACCACCCCAAACAGTCCCAGGACAGATAAACTAAAACGATATGAACACCACACCAAAAAATACGCCCACACCCGGAACCGAAATCCTCCAAGAAGCCTACAAAATCGTAAACCAAGACCGCCAAAACACATACGGACACCCAAAAGACGACTACACAAAAGTCATCAACATCTTCCAAACACTCACAGGAAAAGAACTCACCATAAACGACGCAATCCTCTTCATGGTCTCCGTCAAACTCGCAAGACTACGAACAAACCTAGAAGCAGGAAACCTCCACCACGACACACTCCTAGACACAATCGGCTACCTCACCTGCCTAAACATGATCCACCACCACACAGAAACAGAAACACAATGAAAAAAACATTAGACCAACAACTCGCCCAACTAGACAAAGAAATCAAACAACTCCAAAAAGAAATCAAACAACTAGAAACCATCTACAAACCAAAACCCAACAGACCCGTGTCAGATAAACCTAAAAAAAAGAAGGCGACACAAAAAATTATCGCATCACTCCCCACCCTGCCCGAACCGCTCTAAAAGGTTGGCAGTCCCGTTTATGAATCACTCAACCACATCGCATCTAATGTCCTGTAACCCTTATGTTGTAAGGGTTTCATCGTAATGCGTGTGCTTGTTCCTGTGTTGTTTGTGTTGATCGGTTTGTCTTTGTTGTTGCAGTTTTTGTGGTTTGTGTTTGTTGTGCATTTCGAGGAGGTTGTTGCGTCTGTTGTGATTTCTTTTGTTGTGCTTTTTGTGTTCAAGTTGTTTGCTAAAGGTCGTTAGTCAATGCCTTATAAGAACATTGAGGACAAGAGAGAGTGGGATCGCTGTCATCGTGAGGATACGAGGGCTAAGCGTGAGAGGCGTAGGGAGTATGAGCGTGAGCGCAAGAATCGTCAGCGTGTTGCTCTGTATGAGTCGTTACCTGAGCCTGAGAGGTCTCGTAAGTTGGAGGCTAATGCTTTGCGTAGGTCTTATGGTATGAGGTGGCGTGTTGAGAAATAGTGGCTACGGGTGATACTTGACATATACTCACTACTGTTATATAGTTAGACACATGACTACAGATGCATTACTAGGCATAGCAACAATGGCAATAGCCATGATCGTCCTACTCATAGGAGCACAATGAACTACAGATACGACATATCACCTGATAGATACCCTTCCACTAAATGGTTGGTAATAGACACAGCGAACAACAATATGCCGTTGTCTACACATGACACAAGAGAGCAAGCATTAGCACAGTGTCGTTCGATCACACGCAAAAGAAGCACACGGGTATAACAATGATGGACATAGACATAGAGGCAGACAAGATCGTAAAGATCGCACAACTTCGCAAGACAGAGGTATGCAAAGAAGATAACGGTATTACAGACATGCAGTCATTCGTTGTGTTTCAGAAGGGCGACCTATTTGAGTGTCGTCAGAGTGGTCTCAATGGTCACCCATTTGAGTCGTTACCTACAGTGTTGAGTGACGCATACAATGACGGTTTAGATGAGTTTGACACTGTAAGTATCGTTGTAGATAGTTATGTTCGTATCAAAAAGTTAGACAGTCTCACGGGTTATCAGAGAGGTGACCTAGAGAAAGAGTATAAGAACAACCCTAATACACCTGTATCAGAGGCATTGACTGTAGCGACCTACGGGTACAACGGAGGCAGTGCAGGTAAGTGTTCTAAATATGTTTACAACGATAACGGTCTACCCGAGTTCACTATGATTGACGATGGTGAAGCGACAATACGATCAGAGTTCGTAGACTTCGTAATGACTAAGTACATAGAGTTCTGCAAGAAAGGCAAAGCACAATGAAACAGTTTCTTATCGGCGCAACAATCTTTCTCGTTGGTAGATGGCTATACCTTAGAGGCGTTCAATACGATCGTAGGCATGGCGGTAAGCGCAAATAGTGCTTACGGGTGGTTACCAACCACCACGCTTCTTCCAATACCACGACCCTTTCAAGTCTGATATCAGTATCATCGCAAGCACGGACAGTAAACCGATTACTGAAACCATAGATACAACCCATATCAGTTTCATGAACCATGACAGTAGAAACATAAATCCCCTTTCATTCCCACGAATGTTTCGCAAGCCCCAAGTCAAAGGCTAACTGCGGGTTCTCCCCGATTCGTGTATGACACGGACGGCACACAGCAATACAGTTCCCCTCATCAACCACAGAACCGCCCTGAGAGCGACGGATAAGTTCATGAATATCCTGCGACGGGCGACGCACATAAGTGACAAGCCCATCATGTTCAGCAAACACAGGACACGCAACACAATACGGGTGTTTGTTGAGCATCATCGCAACAAAGATGCGCCTATCCACATCAGCAACCAACCGCTTTGCCGACTTTTGCTTGATCGGCTTTGTCGATCGTTTGAGTGGCGACCGCTTTATCGGTTTGCGGGGCTTCACTGCTTATCGGCGATTAGTGTAAGTTGCGGTTTGTTCGTTTCGTAAACGCACACCGCACTTCAGGCATTCTTCCATCCACGGAAATGAACGGCGGAAAGCCAACGGGTGGTCGCATCCTGCCATCGCAGATTCAACCTTTTCGTTAGCCGAAACACGAAGGAACTCAGCCATAGAAATACCCAAATGTTTGGCGCATTCCTCCCACTTCTGCTTGTCTTCGGCGGTTGCACGGAAAAGGACCTGTTCTTGTGCTGTGGAAGATAAATCAGTCCCGTCTTTATCTTTTTTCTTCTTAGCGACACTCCTCGAACGCGTCGGCTCCAAGTCACGCGCTACTTCACCCATAGCGAACTCTAGATTGTCGTTGGTTTCGTCACTCATAGAACTTCCTCCACATATTCTTCTGCTTGTAAAACTGCGTCTCGCAATGCTTCTGACCATTGGAACAGCAGGGTTGGAGCCCAGGGGGCGTGCATCCATGAAGGGATTTCGCCTTTTGATGCTTCCACTTCTGTGAATGGGAACTTTTCTGAAAGTTTCTGTTGAATGGTTGATGACCTGTCTTGCCACAATGATTGTTCATCGATCCACGCTTTTGCTTGATCGAGCGCATGTCCACTCGGGCTTTCTTGTGAGATGCCCAAATAGGAGGCGATTGCCGACACGACGGGACTAGCAGGCATCAGTACTTTGACCTCATCTAAGTCGGTGTCGATGTCGCTATCGCCGATAAATCTCCCGACTAAATCAACTATTTCTTCAGGTAGGCGGGAGACGATTGTGGCGGATGTCAGCGGTTCTGTCATACCAATACACTACCTTACGCCCCTAGATATATCATGAAAGCCCGTGAATTAGGGCATTTATGGGGTTGACAATATGACAGTACGGGTATATACTTATATATATGAAACAACTAGAAAACACTAAACAAACCAAACAGATCGTCATGTTCGCAGGTGACATCCACGGCAACATGGGACACGCAGAGTGGGTAATCTCGCATGCAAAAAAGAACGAAGTAACGCACATCATCTCAGTTGGCGACTTTGGGTATTGGGTGCACCGTCCATTTGGAAAGCAATTTGTGAACCGTGTAGCGAAACTCGCAGAAGACGCACAAATCAAGTTCCTTTGGATTGACGGCAACCACGAAAATCATGATCTACTTCGTGACCTAACTGACAAGTACGGAAAGAACAATCCAATCCCAACACCTAATGAATGGTTGCAATACATTCCTCGTGGATGTCGTTTCCAAAT